TCAATTGCTTTTTGCATGTTGTAACCTTTTTCAGCTACACCTCTACCCCAGAAACGATTAGGAACTGTATCATCTTGGTAAGCAATAATTGGTCTGTCTTTCATCATGTATGGTGATCGATCAGCTTTAAGTATGTGTTCATCATTACCAATGACAACAACAGCTTCTACCATGTCACCATATTCGTCCATTAAAGAATCAGTTTCATTTGTTTCAAATAAATCGTCCACATCTCCTTCTGAAGAATCAAGTAATTTTTCAGGAACTAAACCATAGTAACGAACTAATTTTACTTTGTCATTATTGTATTCTTCGTCAATCCAACTAGCTTCTAAATCAGAATCAGAAGCAGGATCAGCATTAATTTTTACTTGCTTATATATTTTCTTTTTCATTTGATCTGCAATGTGATGAGCAGATACAAATTCTTCAATAGCTACTCCCATAGCATCATCAATGCCTGTAGCAGTAGGATCAATAATAAAGTTTTGAGGACTTACAGGTTTAAGAGTAACATTAACTTTTTCTACTGATTTTGTACCTACTGCCATAGAATCTATTTCAGGCATGTCTTGTGTAGCAGGAACAATCTCTTTAGTTTTTTTAAGAATAATCTCACCAATACCTGTACCATAGATACTAGCAAGTAGTAGTACATCTCCAACAGCTTTACGAAGTTTGTTCTTTTTAAAACATTCCTTCATGTAGCCTTTCATGTATTGAACATCTTGAGGATTCTGATCTCTCATATCATCTTCAATATCAAAAAGATGATCGCCTTGTCCAAAAACAGCTTCTTCTATTTCTGAAGTGTGATTTTCAATTGCTTGTTGTAGTGCGGGGGATGTAATACGGCTACGCTCTGAATCACGTAAACGATCTTCAGATGCCCATTCGCCTCTCCAAAGACGTTCATATTCTTTCCAGTCTTCTAAATAGTTTTGATCTCTATGATCTTTCCACTCCTCTGTGTGTCCTAAGATCCAATCAACTAAGTTATGTGCCATATAAGTTTCCTCTGTTAATATCCAGCAACTAAATCAAGTACTTCATATTCTTCGTCTTCATAATCCATTGCATAATCTACTGTTTGTATTTGATCTATGTATGCAAGTGAATCAATTAAGTCATCGTGTAACTGTGAGTTTGGAAAGTTTACTAACTGATCTACAAACTCGTTATTCCAATCTCCATAGTTTAGTTTTACTTGTTCATGTTCAAAACGACCTTGTAATGCCCAAACTATTCTATCTGTTTTCTTTTGGTTACCATGAGTACAATCATCAATTCTAAAGTAATGATTATGCTTTCTCATTAAATCCATTAAGTAAGGTAGTGCTGCATTTTTTAAACTACCCTTTTCAATTCCAACTGCAGTAGGTTCATAGTGTAACACTGCTGACATTATTTGACTACATGTTTCTTTAATGTCCCACCTACCATGTTTTATTTCTGCTACCCACCATCCTTCTTCATTTACTTTAACAATTGAAATAGCTGTTTCATCCAACTGTTTATTTTTAGCAGAAGCCATTTTGTCCACTTTAACAAAACCTGCCAAGTCCACTGCAATAAAGTAACGACCTTCTTTAGGCTCTTCTTCATCATATTTAATCCATTCCTCTTTAAATATGTCTCTACTTGCTGCTTCAAACGAAGCTAAAAACTCTTGTCTAAAAGCAAAAGAAGACATAGAACGTTTTGCTGCATCAATCTCACTTGCAGGTATTAAAGGATTGTCATAAGATGAATAGTGAAAGCTAGTCCATTCTTCATCCTTGTTCCCTTCAGCATATTTATATAAATCATAAAAATGATTTCTACCTTTAGGTGTTCCTATAAATAATGCTTTACCTTGTACATCAGCTAACGCAGGTCTAAGAATCTGTTCCCATACATTAGGTTTAATGTCTGCGTATTCATCAATCATACAAAAACATAAACCTACACCACGAAGTGTATCTGGTCGATCTGCTCCTTTAAGATATATCTTTCTGTTATTAACAAGAGTTAACACAGAAGTATTCTCATGAGCCGACTTAATAACCTCATGTCCTAGTTCTTTAAGTAAACCCCACAAAATATCTCTTGCTTGTTGATACGTTGGTGCTACATAAAAAACATCTTTGCTTGTACTTTGTAATGCTTCTATAAGTAAAAGCCAAGCAGCTAAACGAGATTTACCAAAACGTCTACCTGCTGCTACTATTTTAAAACGATGGTTATCATCAAAAACTTCACGTTGTTTATCGTGAAGCTTTACATTTAAATCTGTCATTGTGAGCTATAAAACTTTAAAGCCTCTTTAACACGTCTCTCTTCGTGAGGAACACCTGGCTTTTCCCAAATATTCATAAAGTCTTTAGTTATTTGTTCAACATCTTTACTTTGAAAAGAGTCTCGTAATTTTGCAGCATTTCCTTTTCCAATTAAATCTTGTAACGATCCATAAATTGTTTCATACATAAAATCCATTTGACTTGTAGGACTGTCTTCAAAATTATTATCTTTTAAAAATTTATCATAGTAAGGTTTCATAAAGTCAAATTGAAATAAACCATAGCCTTTTCCACCACCCTTTTGTTTTTGTTGATAATCAAAAGAGTCTCCTGTTTCTACAGCAATGTTTCCTAAAATAGCTGCCTGAGCTTCTGGAGAAAATCCTCGATCAGATAATAATGTTTGTACTTTTAATTTATTTGTAGGTAAAGGGATCTCTCGTTCGCCTGATTTTTTTAAACGATAGTCAAGTAACTCTTCTACCATTGTTTCTTTGTTTGGAATTTCTACTGCTTCAGCAGAAGGTATAATAGCATTAGCTGCTTTTTCTAAAAATGAAACAGGTTTGTATTCTTGTAAAGGAGAACGCTCATACAACAGTTCTTGTTGTAGTTTAGGTTCTTGAGGCACACCATAGGTTGATGCTTCATAAGGTTTAGGAACTACTGCAATGGGTGTAAAGGTAGGATCAGCTACAGGAGTAACCTCTGGATTACGTGTAGGGCGTAAGAAAAGACTTTGTGCTTGTTCTTGAGGAGTCATCATGTTGCGTTGCACGATAGACATTATATTAAAGTCAACTGCCATTGTCGGTTTCCATTTCAATAGGTTCAGACTCAATACTAGAAGTATCAACACCAGTAATATTAATCTGAATCTGATTACCTTGTCCTTTCATTTTCTGTATATAGTCAGAAGGTAGTAAACGATCCATCACAAGTTTAAGACAAGCCATCTGATCTTGGTCATCGTCATTCATTGCTTTGTCTAATACTTTACGAACTACGTTCTTGCCTTTCTTACCCATCATTTCAGCTAGTATCTCTTGTGTTCTAGCTTTCTTACTGTTAGGTAGTATAGCAGTATTCTTAGGCTCTGCCTTTTTTACAAGACGTAAACCACTTTTATTTCGTATTTCGTTTTGTGCTGCAATGGATCGTCTTCCCACTAGTTTACCTTTATGTGTTTAGGTTGCTTATCTATGGGTAAGTTATTATATAACTTAATTATCAAAATTCCATTGTTAAAAGTAGCTTCTTTTACTTCTATTGTATCTGCAAGTCTAAAGGACTTGTGGAATCTTCGAGAACCTATACCCTTATGTAAGTAGTTTACTTTGTCTTGCTCGTCTTTACCACCTTTTACGTGGAGTGTTCCTTCAATATGGTCTACTGATACGTCTTCTTTTGTAAATCCTGCAAGAGCTAACTCTATTTTGTACGTTAGGTCGTCTACTTTAACGATGTTATGGTGTGGATATTTGTCATGATTGTTAAAGAACGTTTCTGCGTTGTAAAATAGTTTATCAAAACCTAATGTTGTGCTGTAAACACTGTCAAATGTTGTCATAGTTAAATCCTTTTTTAAATTAAACAAAGAAATATAATTATTATTAATTAATAATCAATAATTATATAATATTATAATAACTATTAGTACGAGTAGTTACTAAATAACTACGAGTACTACTAATTAATAGTATTATTAGTACTATTAGTTAACTAAAGTTACGATGGAAACTCAGTAACTTATTAATTATTTGTTATTATACGAATATTATAGCATATTTTTTAGGATTTGTCAAGCAATTTTATGTAAATAGTCAAATTTCCCTCTCATATATTTATCATGGTTCTATATATAATACCATACATTATTAATTATACCCCCCCTATTACTAATTATTAATTAATTAATTGATTAATGTATGTGTTTATTATGGTACATATAACTAACTATATAACTATTAATTATATCCTTGCTATATAATATAATAAACTATAATAAATACTAAATAAAGAATTGATTATTATAATTATTT